TACCAACCCAAGAAACCACCAATCCCTGAAGAAGCTGTAGTGTTATGTGACTATATGCTGATGGCAGATTTTGTTCCGCAAACAGCACATGGAGGTCAATATATTTCTAAGGGTACTAGAATGTGTACTAATGCCAGAGATATATTTGTAGATAGGTCATCTGGTGCTGTTACTTTTAACCAAGATCCTGGATCAGTTTCAACAGGATTTAGGGTATATCCAAGCACAAATGCTGGCTCTAATACAGAATTTAAAGTTAGACTTCCTGCGTTTGCCACAAACTATGTGGTAAGAGGAAGGTATATGAATGACAGGGCTTTACTTTATATTGGGAATTCTACAACTACTTCTACATACGACAATAACGATGCTTATGGTAGTTATGCCCATTTAACAAATGATGAAAATTTAGGTATTCAAAATTGGGGAATGAACAGTAAATCAGGCAAACAAGCAATATTGGAGGCTTTTTGTTTTGCCACCCCAACCCACACTTCGTCACATTACCAATCCTTTGAAACCCCATTCCTTCATGAGCTAGTTGGTGGTGACAGAAACATGGAACAGACGAATTTAGTTTGTAGTCCAGATGGTAAAACTTGGGACCAATTAACAAGGGACACGACTTACTTAGGAGACGCTGTTTTACAAATAACAGAAGCAGGTGATGCTTACGCAGATAATACGACTGTTATTTTTACTGATATAAGAGGAACAGTAGGCAATAGAGCAATGTTCAATAAAAAACACTTTGCAATAGCTTACGATAGACAAATTTGCTTAATATCTGGGACATACGTTATTAGTCCTATGAGTATGACTGGTAGTAATAATACTGGTGGTCATGTCGCAAGAATATATTTAAATGGTTCACACGTTGTTTCAGGATATGGCACATTAAGCGGTTATTCTACAGCAACAAATCAAGTAGAATTGTATTTAAACAGAGGTGATTATATACAGATAAAAGGTTTATGGCACGCAAACAGTGCAGTTAGTTCTTATAGAATCACTAAAGTAAGGAAAGATTAAAAATGTTTATAGCTGTAATGGATAAAAAAGTAATAGCTATTCACGAATTACAATGGCAATGCAGAAGACACGCTAAAGGCTTAGATAAATCCGCTTACTGGAAGTGGCTAGAAACTGTAACTTCTGAAGATGAAAACGGACATAAAACCTACGATTTTAGTGGTGAAGATTACGAGATAGTTGAAACAGATTCACCCCTTAGTTTTGAGTCAACGGATGATGAAGGTAACGCTATTACAATACCTTTTACCCAAAGTGGTCACATACACTCAGAGATCGACACAGGGGAACACTACCACTTAACGTGGGACGGATCTGCGATCCTGAAAGACGATACTGCATTAACCGAATGTCAAACTGCAGAGAAGTGGAAACGCATTCGTGCGGATCGGAATCGTAGGTTAGCTGAAACTGATTATCTTGCGTTGTCAGATCAGACATTAAGTACAGAGATGAGTACCTATAGACAGGCTCTTAGGAACGTACCAGCACAGGAAGACCCAGACAATATAACTTGGCCTGACAAACCCTAATGAACCCAGCCGATCATCTATATTTCACCGGAAAGCCTATGCCAATTGAACCATCAATGTTAGACACAGTAATCCAATTAGTTGAGAGGCTGGGGGTTAGTATAGCCGTAGTGATAATGGCATTTTATTATATTGTTTTCCTTACCAAACAGGCAGCAAAAGAAAGGGAAGGATGGCAACAGCGTGACCAGGAGTCTGATGCACGTTTAATGAAATTAGTTGAGTCATCTAGTGATGCTATGATTCATGTTAAAAATGCATTAGATCAGAATACGCAAGCAATGCGTGAACTACTTTATAGGCAGAAATAATGGAAACAATCACTGAGAAGAAAACAGTAAAAAACGGAGACACTAAAGTGCATATGACTGTTGGAGAAAAAATACAAGTTACTCGTTTTTGGGCGAGGTTTGTTATAGCACTTTCTACATTAGGTATTTTTATTTATGTAGTACACATGATGTTAGTTGCTAGAGAGGAACTGGCAACTAGTAGCAAGGATTTATTGAACATTTTGATAGGCTCGTTCATCCCAATTCTGGCTGGTATTTCAAAGTTTTACTTTGAGTCAGGAAGTGGTGATGTACCGGAAGAAACTAAACCTAGTGGACCAACTAACTTTGAGCAAAAAGTAGAGTTGTCTGCTCCTAATCAAGCGTAGAGGAATTAATGATTGAAGCACTCTTATTAAACACGATAAAATCCTTGATTGTAAGCAACGTGCAGTCCTTGGCTGCAGACCATGTAGAAGAGGCCATAAACTCCAACTTTAGTGAGGACCAAAAGGCTGCTCTGGACTCAGTTGTCGATTCGATGCCAGACAATGATTTCAAATCTTTCGCTCAAATGATTAAGTAGGAAGGAGGTGACATGGGGATGGTAAATAACGTAGCCGGTCCTGCAATGGATATGATGAGCGCGAGAAGGGTAATGGCTCAACAGCCATCCCCAAGTGGCCTAGTAGCACAACCGGCTCCTGACCCTCAAGGAGGTATGGGGCAACAAATGAGACAGATGGATATGCCGAGTCCTGGTCAAGGACAACTAATGAACGCTGGACCAAACTCGATTCAGTCACAACCCCAAGCTGGAGTTGGCATGGCTAGGATGATGGGTGGACAGGCTCCGCAAATGGGGCAATATGGTCAGATGGGCCAGCGCGGTCAGATGGGTGGCTTTGGAATGCAACAACCAATGAGACCTCAATTCGGAGGAGGTTTCATGGGAGGTATGTACCAACCTAGACCTCAAATGTTTGGAGGAGGAGGTTTTGGCATGAACCCATTCGGAGGAATGGGGATGCAAGGTATGGGTATGAGAGGAATGGGAATGGGTATGGGAGGAATGGGAGGATATGGAATGTCTCCCATGATGAGCCGAGGCTTTGGTATGGGTATGGGCGGTATGCAGAACCCTTACGGCATGATGGGACAACAACCTATGATGCGACAACAGCAAGGCTTCATGGGCGGTATGTACAACCAAGGGATGAACGCTGCTCGACAAATGCCTCAAGCTAGGATGGGGCAAATGATGAATGCTCCTATGGACACAAGCATGGCCCAACAGAGAGGTATGGCACAACAGGGATTAGGACAGGCTAACCAAAACGCCCAAGCAAATGCTATGTCAATGGATATGGCAAGAAGGGCATTAGGAGGATTCTAATGCTTAGACTGTCTAAAAACTTCAGCCTAAGAGAGTTTACTAGAAGCCAAACGGCTTTGCGATTAGGTATCGATAACGAACCGGATCGTGAGCAATTAGTAAACCTTACAGCACTGGCTAATATGTGCTTACAACCAATCCGTGAAAAACACGGATTGGTCACCATTAACTCTGGACTAAGAGTACTGGAACTTAATCGTGCGATAGGAAGCGGAGATAATTCAGGCCATGTGCGTGGATTTTGTGCCGATATCGAATGCCCATCTATAAGTAATTATGAGCTATCTAAATGGATTTCCGAGAATCTCGATTTTGATCAACTTATCCTTGAGTACCCAGGTCCAGACCCTAGAGATGGGTGGTGTCATATTGGGTATAAAGTTGATGGGAGTAACAGAAAAATGCTTTTAACCGCAAGTAGAAAGGAAGGGAAAACTGTCTACGATGAAGGTTTAAATGAGTACAGTAAAAGCGAATGAATATAGACACTTAAATAACTCCGGTACAGAATCCAATCTTACATTAAGCAGTAATGCTAGTGTAGAGATAGGTAATGATTTAACACTCCCTCAAGGTAATATTGATGTCACCGGCAACGCAACAATTTCAGGAAATATCACTGCTAATGGTAATGCTGCACTAGGTAATGCTGCAACTGATGCTCATACAGTAACTGGAACCTTAGCTGTAACTAAAACATTAGCTGTAACTGAACTCATAACTGCAACTGCAGGAGTTAAGGGTGATGTAAAAGATACTGGAGGTAATGTTGTTGTAGGCGTTGGGACAGGGAATAACGCTACATTTGATGGTGATCTTACCGG